AGGAGTGCGAAATGTTGACCGATTTATTTTTATTTCAATTTTACACCACGATTAACTATTTGCATTTAAAGGCAAAGGTGCAATTATGCAAAATATTCCTTTTTTTTGAAAGTCGCTCTAGTGCTTAGACGCTCTGCAATTACACCCCCCCATGCCTAGCTTTTCAAAGTTGCCACAGCGATTAGGCCACACTCAATTTTACACCACGCAGGTTGTCAACGAGATCCATTGAGCCAGTTATCCACCGGAGTTATCCACCTATCCCCACGGCGCTGTGTCAACGAGAACCATTGAGCACGCCGATGGTTCCCCACCCCCAAGGTTCAATGAATCTGGTTGCGTCCCACGCTCCAAGCCTAGCCCTGTTCCCCGCCCAACTGACCCTTTGACCCTCATCTAGCTAGGCGCGCTCTCTAACAGGCCAATAGGAGCAAAGGCACATAGGCTCAATGTATATCGTTGATGTCAGGTATTAAGGCAATGGGAATCGTTGAGTCTTTGAATCTTTGATCATTATAGTCAATGAATTTCGTTGATGGGGGGAGGGGGGGTCTTCGTTCCACAGATAGCTGGATCGTGCAAAGGCCCCAAAAATTTTTTCAACAAAAAACCATTTAGTACCCGACCCAAAGGCTCAATTACTCACAACCCCTTAGTAACAAAAAACCGCGAAAATGTTACTAAGAGATTCCTTATTAAAACTGTAAGAGTTTTCTTACCCAATTTATTCGGTTGCACAAAGACTCAAAGCTACAGTATTCCTAAAGTATGTCCAAAACACCAATGGTCAGCCCACTCTCAGGTTTACCCGCCGAAGAAAAAGTACAATCCCCCCAAAATTCATTTGTAAATTATACGAAGGAAGTTTTGCGGAATCCTCTTGACTCTTCTGATTCAACAGCTCGTTCGGCCCTCTCCCTGCTCCCTCCCGAAGAACAATTCATCATCGAAAGCCACGCGAAAAGATCTCCCGAGATTTTCAAACTCTCCGAGCGAACTTTACTCACCCAGATGGAAAATGCTGGTTTCAAAGTATCTTCGACGGAAAATTTACTGCGCAACAGATTTTGGCTCGAGTACGACCAGGCAACTTCCGGCGGTTACCCACAGATTCGGTTGGCCGAAGTAATCAGAGGTGTGTGTTCCTTCAAATTTTTCAGGGAAACATTTTTATCTAATCAGTATTTAGTGGCGTTCCTCATGCTTCCGCCGATTAATTTTAAATCGAAGCAAGAGGAAACACTTTTATTTGCGCTCGATAAGTTGCGGAACATTTTGGACCTTAGTGCCATTGGGCCTGCGGGTCAGGTGGACACGAAGATCCTGAGAGCACAGTTGGCTATTTACCAAATTTTAGAAAAACGCGTGCAAGGTGAGACGGTGCAGAAAATTGCCCATGCTCATGCGATGGTTCCCCTCCAACCGTCCTCTCAAGAAGAGCTCGGCGAAATGAGTGAGGAGCAGATGTTAAAGAACATGCAGACGTTACTCGATAAACAAAAGGCACGACAAACCACAAAAGCTGCGTTGTCAGATGTGTTCGTAACAACAGCAAAGCCTTATGAGTCAAAATGAATCGCTCATTCAGCAGTACCAAAGGCTCAAAGCAGCAGAGGAACTAACAGCTCAACGTGAGTCGATGCTCCCACACCTCTATGCGTATGGTTGGTATCGGTGGGCGCTGGAATTTTTTCACTCCACAAATAAAGTAACGTTACTCACTGCCGGTAACCAGCTCTCCAAAAGTTCTACGCAAATTCGGAAGATGATTCATTGGGCGACAGAGACGGAACTCTGGCCCAAACTCTGGAGTGAAACGCCTACACTTTTTTGGTACCTGTATCCTTCTCAACCCGTCATCAATCAAGAGTGCGCGACCAAATGGGAACCAAAATTTCTCCCAAGAGGAATGATGAAGACGGATCCGAAGTACGGATGGAAGTGGATCAAGGACGGACAAAATTATCGCGGTATCGCATTTAATTCCGGAGTCATCATGTTGTTTAAGGCGTACTCCCAAAAAGCGGAAGTTCTCCAGACTGCATCCGTTTATTATCTCGGGTGCGATGAGGAGTTGGATGTAAGTCTGTATGACGAGTTGATGTTCCGAACTGCTGCTACTGGCGGTTACTTTTCGATGGTGTTCACAGCGACAAAGGGTCAGGATTTCTGGAGACGCGCCATGGAACCTCGCGAGGGCGAAGCGGAAACACTCACGGACGCGCTGAAAATGACGGTTTCTGCTTACGATTGTCTTGAATATGTGGACGGACGGAAATCCCCCATCACTCTTGATTGGATCGCGCACATGCGCTCACTTTGTAAGAACGAAACCGAAGTGCAAAAACGGATCTTCGGACGCTTCATCAAAGCGGAAGGTCGCGTGTATCCCGCATTCGACATGTTAGAGCACGTAAAAAAATATCATCACATTCCAGCCGACTGGCATGTGTACGCTGGAGTGGACATTGGCTCAGGCGGTATCGAAGAGGAAGAGTCGAGCGGTTCAAAAAAAGCACCTGCCCATCCTTCGGCCATCGTTTACGTTGGAGTGAACAAAAATTTTACTGAAGGCCGGATATTTTTGGGGTGGCGGGGGGACGGGGTCAAAACAATCGCGGGCGATGTGTTTGACCGGTATCAAAGTTTTGTCGAAAACGAAAAGTTGAACATCACTCAAGCAGCCTACGACTACGCCGCTGCCGACTTCGGCACAATTGCTCAAAGAAACGGCGTGCATTTTACGAAGGCGATAAAAAATCGCGAAGACGGGATTGGTATCGTTAACTCATTATTTTCAAAGGGGATGTTGAAGATTTACGACACTCCGGAGTTGATGAAATTGGCGACGGAACTCGCAACTTTGGACACGTTCACGGACAAGCGTCACGCGAAGGATGATTTTGCGGATGCCCTAAGGTACGCAGTCATTCAAATTCCGTGGGATTTTACGCAAGCAAAAGACGATCAAGAAGTTAAAGAGGAATCAAATTATGCAAAACAACTCAGAGAACGGAGAGAACATTATGATGGCAAGACCTGCGGCCCAGAAGACGAAGAAGAACAGTGGGATGTTGAAGAAGAACTCAGTGAGTGGGCAGGCTATCTTGAATAAGTTGACGACGGCAGATGTGTGCCTTATCCTAAATGCGTGTGCTACCAATAAAGTTTCCGAAATACAATTCGGCGAACTTATTGTCAAATTTGGAGCAGCCCAGGTTGAGTCCCACCAAAAACTCCCAGCTCTCACCCAAGAACAGCACGACAAGAATAACGAAGTTCAAGTACAAAAGGATGCAGCAGCACTTCGCCAACTGGAGTTGGACGAGTTGATGCTCACAGATCCTGAGAAATACGAGGAGCTTCTTTCAAAAGGAGAGCTGATCGATGTTAATGGCGAGTAACAGAGGTAGTATTGTTCAGGAGTACATGGAAGGGCAACCCGAGCGCGATGCTGAGGCAAAAGCGCAAAAGGATACGCAACTTCTCTCACGTTTAGATCGCGAGTACCGCGACGGCGAGAGCTCTGACAAAAGCACATTCGCAGAAATGCGCTCTAACCTCTTACTCATTTCCGGTGACCATTACGCTAAAAAAGATTCTCTCATCAACCGCCGCATTCGCGACAACCGCGAGCTCACCGATGCACAAAAATTACGTTTAACAAAAAACCACACTCGCCGCATTTGCCACCTTTATGCAAATAACATCCTTTCTGCAGGCCCAAACGTGGGTTTTGCGCCAAAAGATGAAAACAGCATTCAGGATCAGAAAAAAGCAGAATTGCAGCACGCAGTTTGGATGGACGCATGGAACCGCTACAATCTTCCGGCTCATCGCTATCGCTGGATTGATTCTTTTGTGGGTGTCGGTGAAGTTCACGTTTTAATTCAGTACGAAGAGGGCACTGGCGATCTCCAAGGTTATGAACCAAAAATGGAGATGGTGGTGGATCCACTTACTGGCGAAAGTTCCGAAATGCCAGTGATCGACGAGCATGGAATGTACGTGCAAGATGATTCCAAACCAATTTTCGGTGGCCGTTTCATTTTCAAAGAAATCATGGGCTTCAATATCATTCGCCCACAAGATTGCATTGATATCAAGGATGCAGAGTGGTTAGACATCCGCGAGATGGTGGACATCGCAACTTTAAAGAAAAAATTTCCAGACAGCGCTGATAAAATTAAACCGGAGAGTAGCGAATCACAGATGCTCGTGTTCGACGCTGCTCAAGGCGGCTACTCGTACGCAAAAAATCAGACTCTCGTAAAACAACGCTATTACCGCCCGTGTATCAAGTATCCTCGTGGTCAGTATATCTTCCGTTGCGGCGGAACTATTTTGGCTCAAGGAGAATTACCGGGGGGCGTGTTTCCAATCGTGTCCGAGTTGTTCGATGAAACTCCAACGTCGGCGCGTGGCCGTTCTCCGGTAAAAACAATTCGTCCATACCAAGTTGAAATCAACAGATCTGCAAGTAAAATTGCGGAACATCAAATTACTTTAGGTGATGATAAACTCATCATGCAAAACGGTTCTAAGATGTCAGCGAGTGGCGCAATGCCAGGTGTTCGAGCGATCACTATCACGGGCGCAGCACCCACGATTATGCCCGGGCGATCAGGCGAACAGTATCTTCAGTACATGCTTGCACAGATCGAAGAGCTTTACCGCGTGATGGGCATTCCGGAAGATCTCGCTGATGCCAAAGATTCAGTTCAGGATCCGTATCAGATGCTCTATCGTGCAGCATCGAAGAAAAAAGTTTTCCAGCGCTACATTGCTAAATTTGAAGGCTTCATGAAAAAACTCGTGGAGCTCTACTTGGTGTTAGCGAAACTTCATTTGCCAGATGATGCAATCGTTTCTGCAATCGGCAAAGATGAGGCGATCAACATCGCTGAATTTAAATCGACTGAACCAACAGGTTACGAAGTAAAAATCGAACCACAAGCGGATGACATCGAAGCAAAATTTGGTAAACAAATGGCGATCAATCACGCGCTTCAATACGTGGGCAATCAAATGTCCCGCGAAGATATTGGTAAGCTCATGACTGAAATGCCTTTCGCAAACTTTAAAGGAATTTTCGACGACTTCACTATCGACTACGAAGTGATGACGAATGAAATTCTTGCACTTGACCGAGGGGAACAACCTCCGGTTTCCGAAACCGATAACCATAAATACGCTATCAAGCGTTTGAATGGCCGGATGAAGAAACCGGACTTTGTTTTACTCCCGCCGCAAATTCAGCAGGCGTATATGCAAAAACTACAAATTCACGCACAAATGGACGCTTTTCAAGCGCAACAAATCCAACGTGCAGAACAAGGTTTTATCCCGACCTCAGGACCACTCATCAAATGTGACGTTTACATTACTGATCCAAGTAGCCCAACAGGTAAGAGTAAAAAACTTGAGCTCCCGAACGATGCGGTTGTCTGGTTAACAGAACACCTCAAACTTCAAGGAACTCAAATTTCAGAAATGCATGAATTGCCTCAAAACATTCAAGCAATGGAAGCCCAGCACTACGGACCTGGGTCTCAGCAACAAACGGCCTCCGTAGGCCAATAACCGAGGGTTCGCTACCTACCAAGAGCGAAAACCTCCCCACCATAGGAGAACAGTAAAATGGGATTGCGTGAACAATTAGCAGCCAGAAAAATGAAACTTGAAGCAGGACAAGATCCGGGTGAATTTAACCCGAACAAAGAACCGGAAGTGGAAATTGAAGAAGATATTCCAGCCGAGGAAGAAGCACCTGAAGTTGAGGAATCGGAAGAAAATTCATCCGATCAGGGGGAAAAAGACGAAAAACCCGCTGAAGAAACTGACGAAAAGGTTGAAGAAGAAAAACCTGAAGATGCAGAGAAACCAGCGGAAGAAATTGCAGCGGCGGCCCCTGAAGCAGAAAAATTTGTAGCAGACTTTAAATACCGCGCAGATGGAAAAGATCTCGAAGTTCCAGAATTTCTAAGACCACTCATCAAAGACAAAGCATCACAGGATCAAATCGTCACAATGCTGAAAAAGCATGATGCATTTGACACGGTGTCAGCTCGTCGTGACCAATTTAAAAATGAGCGCGATGTTGAACGTTCGGAAAAGCAAAAGTACGCAGGCGCAATCGATGACATGCGTGCAACTTACCAACGTGGGGACATTGACGGCTTTTTGAAGAAGTGTGAAATTTCAGAGGAAAGCATGCTCAAGTGGGCAACTGAAAAAGCGAAATACTTAATGGGTGACGATGCTTACCGCGCTCAAGTAGATCAGCAAAATAAACTTCGCCAAGATGCTTGGAAAAATGAGAGTCAGGCGAACACCTATCAAACTCAGTTTCAGGAATTAGAAGCGAAACAGTTGCAAACGGAATTTAACTATGAAATGCTTAAACCTGAAGTATCTTCATTCGCAGACTCCTTTGATAAATTTGCCGGAAAACAGGGCGCTTTTATCGAGGAAGTTAAGAATAGGGGAGAATTAGCCTACCTTCGTGAGAAAAAAACCATTTCTCCAGGTGAGGTGATTCAGGCAATCATGAAGCAGTTTGGCTCTATCGCTCAAGCACCACAAAAGGTGCAAGTGGAACCACCGAAAAATGTGGTTATCCCTAAAGTGGTAGTAAAACCTGCTCCGAAAGTTGCCACCATCCCAACGGTAAAAGGCACACAAGCCTCACCGACCAAAGAAGGGTTCACTTCGATGGATAAATTAAGACAATACCGTAAGGACACTTACGGAAAATAAACTCATGCTCTAAGGGGGGCATCTCACATGGCTAATGCTACTGACGCAAATTTTAGTGCTATGTTGGCGCAATTCGCACCAAATGGCTTATTCAAAGAGGAAATGGTTAAACGTGACTATCTCCTTTCCCAAATCGAAAAAGACGACTCTTGGATCGCTTCTTCTGGTAACTCTGCTGACCCTGTGTCTGCAGTTGGAACTGGTTCTGGCATCTTCGGTGGTCCTTTAACTGTACGTTTCAAAGGCGCGCAGGCTTCTTCTCAGAAAATGGGAAGTTTGACTGCTGAAGACCAAATCGTTCAAGCGAAATACGTTCTTGGACAAATTTTGGTTCAGCCTGAAACTTGGGGTTCTTTGATTTTCAATCACAAGGACATCATGGTTCACGGAAAAATCTCTGAGCTTAACTTCTTGAACGTTCTCGAAGATAACTTGGAAGATTTCATGGACGTAATGAAATACAACATCTCTACAGCACTTTTG